CACCTGTGTGCCTGTTCTGTAATCTACGTTACCCGAACCATCTAATACTAAGAACTTATCTGTATCTGTTCCTGCCGCTGCAACGGTTGATAGCGTAAGCGTATTAGCAACAGTAACCTTACCTGCAAATGCTGCCGTAGAATCAGCTACAGTGGCATTTGGAGTAAGAGTTATGTGAGTCACATAAGCATCTATGTCTGCAATATTGTTAGCAAAGGTAACTACTCCACCATCAGCCACCGACCATCTCCACGCATCACCTGCTGTATCTCCTCGATCAGCATACAGATACATGTTAGCGGCAGCACCATTGGCTCCTCTCACCGCAAGAGTCTGGGTATCTATGGATGACAAATGGATGGCGTCATCAAACTTGATCCTTCTCTTTGAAGAACCACTTGTTACCTGGACATCAAATTCACCATTAGTTGTATGAGCAATTGCCCAGTAACCACTAGAGTTTGTGGTGGTAGAGGCTCTACTGGTAGCTGTATCGTTCTTGTCAAATAAGTTGATCGTGGCTCCAGAGATTGCCGCCCCTGCATCGTCATAAACGAATCCCTTGAAGTTAATCGTTGGGGTTGCCATTTCTATCTACCTCCTAATCGGGAGCGATCTTGATAATTTAACGCATCCCTTGTTATTCCTACAGGATCTTGTTCTAAATCGTCCTCGTCTACAAATATTAATGTTATGCCTAAACCTGCCAGTGCCTCTCGTGCCATTATGTCACGTGCCTTAGTATCAGCACCCAGGTGGTAGTGATAATACACCCCTTGCACGTTAACTGCCAAGTTTGGAGGATTAGTAAAGTCGAAGTCAAGAACCATTCCTCCCTTATCCAAGCGTCCTCCGAACTGGCTACTCTGGTATGAGAAGTCAACTCCGTCCTCATAACCCAATTGCGCTAACGCTGCATAGAACATCCATTCAGGGAGCGATCCTGTCCATTCGTCAGGCGGAGACTGTATAACACTCTGAGTAACCATTAGCCGTCCAGTATCACCACCCAAGAAACTTTGTCGCCATTACTTGCCACGTCTACATAGAACGTAGAAAAGGGAATAGTCCCGCCCACGTCAGCAAAGTTAATTTCTAATTCATTCCCAGCAGATAGTTCATATCCGTTGGTAGTAGTAATATCGCTAACACCAAAGTAAGCAATCCCTGAATTGGCAGCGAGTGCTTTAACCTTGATCCAACGAACACGATTAGCAGTGTTACTAAGCTGTTGCTCAGTTCCTGATGTAGCGACTGTAGTTGTTCCTGCGTCAAATATCATGGCTCCACCAGTGAGATCCTACTCACGCCTCTCTCGTCCATACCTGTATACTCTATACCTGTAGCACTCACAACATCAACGTAGTAATTGCGTGTGCCTCCGCTATCGTCACGGAAAGTGAATTCCACCAGGGTGTTAGACTCTATTGCGCTTATAAGATTAGAGCGAAGTCCTTTTGGATTGTTACCTTTATAAGATTCGTTTAATGATACTTCAACTGAGTGTCCATACTTAGCGGGTAGCTTCTTGCGATACTCAAGCGTCAAGCTAACTACGTCTGGAGACTTTTTCATAATTGCTGTGGTAGTTCCTGCTTCCCTTGCCAGTGTTAACTTAAATTTTATTGATCGGAAAGTCGTTCCTACGTTAGATCCAAAGGTATAAGTAGTAGTGCCGTCAGACGTAATAGTCCCCATAGACGTATACGAATCAGAATAATCTATCGCATACTGGACCACTACAGTTTCATTAGAACCGGCATCCTCAACCTCAACCTTCAACTTCAATGCCAGCTTGTCTACCTCAGACTGGCTTGCGTCAAACCAGGGAGACTCTATATAACCAGTGGTTTCATACTCCATGTTTACTAGCTGAGTAGGATTGATAACATCAGGCGGAAGCATCTGATGATACACCACACCGTTCCATCCCCAGAATAATCTATAGTCTCCCTCTCCCGCACTAGTAACTAGCATCTCGGTGATAGGTTGACCTGCTGATGGTGCAGACCAAAGTGTCTGCCATCCCACGTCATTCCATGCAACTATAGAAGAAGTTCCCGAACTATCAGGAATAGCAGGAGAACTATGTCCTACCATACCAGCAGTTGCACCAGACTGATAAGCCATAGCAGGAGCCGGAGTAGCAGGTGCAGCCGTAGCATCGACTGCTGCTATCAGTTCCGTATGACTACCAATCAGCCTCTTGATAGTTCCTCGATTAGCTTCAGGTAAACCGTCATCTTTGTCAGGACCTGTTACGGTGATAACCGCAGACTGCGCTCCGTTAATATACTTGTAGATCCCTAGCCCTGACGGGAGATATATAGCATCCCTCCACCTAGTCGTTCCCGATCCATTGAATTCATGTAATGGTAATTTAAATTCTGTCTCTACCCACCTGGCATTAGCAGAATCATGTGCGTATAGTCCTGTCTTAGTACTTGCATATAAGATCAAATCACCAGTAGCGTCACGTCCTACAAATAATGCGGTGACATATCCGCTTTGGACAGGCAACTGTGCGTCATCCACCTTTGTTCCGTTCAAGGTTAGGGTATACCAAAGGAGTCCTGCGGAATCTATTCCCCATAACCGATCATCCCAATAGGCAATAAACTTAACACCATCTGTAGTCTTTGTAGGCACAGAGGCATAAGACACATCCGTTACTGTTGTCGAAGAAGCAAAGTAAGAATACCCTGCCTCATGTGCGACAACTACGTTATCAGTGCCACCCATTCTTGTCGTAAGGCTGTCGTTAGGACTACCAGGGAAAGTGTAGTCACTTCCACCGTGCTGAACCCTCTCCCACTTTGAATTACCATTTGTGTAGAAGTAAGGCACTGTTCCGTACCCTGCATATAGTGTCGATCCTAGTTCTGCAATGAATGTGATCTCTCCATCTATAGCCGTACCTGCTGCTGTCTCTGCTGTAGTTGCATTAGCTAAAGCAGACAAGACCAAGTGATGCCTGTGTCTCAGGTTAAGAGTGCTATACCATGCTCTGTCCACATCAGCAGCCCCTTGCATACGCTCTACTCCTATACCTCCACGCCAGTCAGACCAACTGATAACACTGGATCTAATCTGTGAGTCCTTAGTGGTATCTCCGATGGTAATCTTTGCCGGATATATAGATGCAAGCGTTGATTGAACAGGGCGAGTTAACGGGTAATACGTCCCGTTTAAATATATCTCGTTAGTTTCTACAACTTTGTTTGCCATTACTCAACCCATCTACCTGTAATCATAGTAGGGAACGCTCTCTTTGATTGCTCCGCAAGCCCAAACCAGAACGCTGCCTGTTGCCGTCTTTGGTCAGGATCTGTAGAAGCTCCTCCCGAATTAGCAGCAAACGCTAACGCTGTTGCTCTGGCTATTATATAGCTGTCATCTATCTCAGAAGTAGCTGTTTCTGTTGAAAGTAACGCTGGCTTGTCTCCACCCTGGATCTTGATCAATTTGTATCCCACTTCAAGACGGGCTGAGTCAGACAGTATCAAGTCTCTTGCTGAACGATCTATCCTCCATAAATGCTTTGGAAGAATCACCCAGTCGGCTGTATCGTTCTCAACCACCTTAATATCATCAAGTCTTACCTGACAGGCTCCTAACTCCGAATCATACTCCAGACCTATAGATATGATTGCCGTATCTGTCTCCGGGTTAGCTAGAGCCATTCTTACGAAAGTCCAAGTGTTAGCTGTTAATGCAGGGACTTCTAAAGTTTCTATCGGAGATGCACAAGAAGCTGAGTCATCCAGGAGAATCTTTAAATTCCCTGCGCTTGTAGCTACGGTAGACTTGATCCAACACTCTAAGTAATCGTACTTAGATATATCTTTGCTTCCTATGGAATCAGTAGCTATCTCGCCGCCGGTTGCTGCTCCTGCTATGACAAACTTGTTACTACCAGTTCCTCTTTTCTTGTCCTCTGTATCTACAGTAACTGTAATGTCACTATCAACTGTCTCGTCAAACGCTGCATTGCAAGAATGTAATAGGGTTGATGAAACTTTACTTCTATAGAATAGTCTGTTAATTATCGAAATATTAGACGGGATATCAAACCGCATGTTCCTGCTGTCTGCGTGTAGTTCCACGTTCTCTGTCGGATGGTACGCTTGACCTGTGGTATCTATGATCGCCTGGTTAATGAACTCATCAATTACTTCAGGACGAAATTCGTCATCCCATATCTCAAATGTATCTCCGGCAGCCGTAGCAAATGAATATGCTTGTTGTACCGTTAACCTGTAAGCACTTGCTGTGTAGTCACTAATGATCCTGGTTTCAGTATTGTTGGAGTTGGTGACGTCAGCAACCACGAGCCACTTACCATTATAAGAATCATCGCCACCAACGAGCGAAAGAGATATCAATGTCGTTGTTGATCCTGCGTCATAAGCAGTACCAGTTCGAATCGCTCCTAGATTGTTTCCGATACTTTGTCGGAGTTGCTTTCTTGTTCTTCCTTGCACTGGCATAATAAAGCCTCTTCTTGCAATCGAAGTACAGTTCGCTTAAGAGCCACAATCTGTACCTCATAATCAGTTATTATATTAATCTTGTCACTCAAGACAGCCTGTATGTCTTGGTTAGTTATGCTAATCTCTGTACTCTGTTCGACCATCAGATACCTCTATATGTTATTTTGTTGTTAGTAGATTCTCGCATCATTGCGGTATATTTTCTAAATTCTTCTATTGCCTTACCTATCTCCTTGAGTTCATCTCCCGTAGGCTTACGCTTCATCTCTCGTTCCTTTTCTTCTTCTAAGAAAGTCTCGAAGGATTGCGCTGCCATGTCCTCTATGTGCGCCTTGCTAACCATAGAATCAGCAGGGATTGATACCTCACACATTCTTCCCGTGATAGGAGACTTCATCTTGAACTGGTGAACCACCATAGACGCCCCAGACTCGCCATTAAACCCAACGTCAGTTGAGCCTAAGTAGACCATGCCTTGAGGCGTCCATAGTGCATCCACTGATTACGCTCGTATTTTTAACATTACTTGCTGATAGTCAGTAGAAACCGCAGCAATACTTATTGCAACACCAATTGGTTCCAAGTCAGTAGCACCTGAAGAATCATGCAAAGTAGCCATACCGCTCTGTCCTGACACTTCGCTGACCTCAATAGCATTACCTAAAGTCATAGCTGTAGTTCCGCTTACCTCAACAGAAGCAACGCCATATGTTTGAAGCCAGAAGTAGTAAGAAGCAGTTACTGGAATAGGCGTAACACCAAGTGGTCCTGTTGTCTGGGTGCCATCACCATCAATGAGTTTTACTCCTGCATAAAGGTTTTCCCTTAATCCACATAAAGAAGCAGTAGTTAATGCAGTTCTTATTCCATCTTCTTCATCAAGCGTGATGATGACCGTGTTATCGGCAGATGCATCGTGAGCAGGATGCGACTTGATTCTATAGACTTCACCTTCGCCCGGTCCATCATTGAACATCAAGTATCCATCTGCATATTGGTCTTTGGTTAAGTCAGTAGTTGGTACTTCTATGCTAATTGTTGTATCACCAACACTATGAGCAGCAGTAGCAGCAACATCCATATCGTGTGCAGCAACTACGGCAGTACCGTCAACAATCTTTCCAGCGGTGGCAAGTGACGTTCCGTCATCCTTTGCATAATAGAACACCCTGCCGTCAGGAGTTGTAGCCCTTGTTCCTAGCTTCTGCCTTTGGTCTGAAGTCTCCACTTTTTCTTGTCCATAAGACAAGTTTACTGTTAATGGAAATGCCATTTTAAACCTCCTTAAAGGTTATTTATTTGAGCAGGTTCAAAGCCCTGCGATCAACCGTTAAGATTAGAGTAGTGGGAGGCACGGTCAATCTTTACACCTCCCATTACCCACTAATTATTTATGTTCCTTTGTCTTATGGAACCTAAGTTGAGACGAAGCGGTTGCCTTGTCTTCAGCATCAGGAACAAAGTCGCACTGATCACAGGCGATTACTCGTTCCTTAACTGGATCTTCCGCAACTGTTCCATTCTTGGCTGTAGATTCCTTGCACCATTGGCAATCACACTGATCTCCGGGTTTCCATGGGAACAAACCGATCTTTGCCTTTCTGAGTACATAGTCTGGGTTTCCTGGCACACCCTTTGTAGTTGAGCCGACAGGTTCAGATAGGTTCCCATCAACAGTATAACTTGCCTTGTGTCGATATAGGGTAGTTTTAGGTTGCCACTCGTCTATATACCGTAAAGTGAATCCTGCATTAGTTAATTCTAACTTTTGCTGGTTTCGTTCAGTTATTCCTACCATGAATTATTCCTTTCGATTAGTGCCTATGAAGTTGCAATATCACCGATTTCAAATATAACTCCTGCTCCACGACTATCATCGAGTTCAAAGACTCCATAGTCAGCAGTCAAGACAACTTCAGTAGCTCTGAGTGACGCATCTCTTTGTCGCTCAGTTCTAGTATCAACGCTGGTAAGTGCAGCCATAGCTGTCTTATCAGCTATAACTCCAATACCAGAATCAACTCCAGATGTTTTCTCAATATTCCCATCTTCAAAAATGGAAACGCCATTGATGGGTCGCAAGCCACTATAGAAGTTCTTTAGCAAGTCTACGCTCCATCCAGATGTAAGTTCGCCACCTACTGTGCTAGTAATAGTAGCTGACTCTCCAGAGAGATAAGCAACTGCGTTTGGATGGTGATTGATATACAACTGATTACCAAACTTATTAGCTTTGGCGTTAGAAATAATAGCGTGAACATTTGCTGCACTCATATTTCTTCCGTCTAAACCCAGTTTAGTACCGCCATTTAAGTTGGTATACAGAGCGATGACATCAGTATCTTTCTTTCGTGCCATCCCATCGCCCAACTGCCTCCCGATCATCGAAAAGACGTTATCAGCAGCTTGTCGAACAAGTTTATCAGTAAGAATTACCTTTGCTCCTACCTCAGATGCGGTAAGGTCAACGGTAGTCATACCAATCTCTTCCTCGTCAATTATATCCTGTCCGTCTGTCAAGTCACTCATTGTCATCTGACCGACTTTTGGAACAGTTACTTGTTTAGCCCCTTTAGGGAGCTTGAACTGCTCAATAAGAGCGATTGCCGGAGCGTTATGTTCCTCTGTATATCTGGCTGCTGAAATTATAATGCGTTGAGCATTTTCCAGATTGCCAGTTGTAGCTGTCTGTGCCATTTTAAATTCTCCTTATAATATAAATTTAGCCTAGCCCAGCAGCCCTTCGTGCTGCTGCTTGTGCCTGAGAAGATCGGTCACCCTGATTATATCTCTCAAGCAACCTGCCCTCATCGGTGGAAGCTGCTGGTGTCGATTGACTATCGTCAAAAGACTGCGAGGGAACTAGCTGTGCCTTCAGCCTAGCTATTTCCGCATCCTTTTCCCTATCGGATTTCATGCGTTTCGCCGCTGCTTCCATGCTCTGAGGATCTTGATATTTCCTCAACTCTGCCAAGTCCGGCAGATTTAAGTCGTATTGTGCAGCAAAGTGTTCTGCTGCTGCTGACTGACCCTGTATATGCCTAACGTAATCTGATTGCTGTTGCTGTATCTGTGCAACCTGTGCCTGTTGCGAAGACCAGTTCTGTGCAATCTGATCAGCTTGTTCAGGTAAATAGCCCTGTTGCTCAAGCTGCTGCCTATAGTGGTCAGTCTGTTGTTGTATCTGTGTTTGGTATTGCGCCTGTGCATACTGAGCATTCTGCTGTTCAACTTCCTGTATACGCCTGGTTAAGTCGTCTATAGGCGGAGCAGCAGGAGGAGCCTCTTCAGTTACTAGCGGGGCAGTGCTTGGCGACGAAGAGGCTTCGTTAGTATCCCCCTGACCTTCTTGTGACGATGAAGGCTCTGTAGTATCCTCTGCCGGAGACGCTGATACATCCTCAAATGTATTCGCTCCTGCAAAGTCACCTGTAATATCCGTAGTAGTATTCCCTGTGTCCACAGGTGCTTCATTCTCTATAGGTTGTTCTGCCTGATTTACCATATCTTTTCCTTTCGACCTTTAAAATACTATTAGTATAGCCCAAACGTCAATTCGCTGTAGTCACGTTGCGTGGGATGAATCCCGATTTAGTAGTTCCGTATAACTGATTGAAAAATAGTTGCCCACGAGTTGTCTCGCCTTCATGATAGCCCCTGCCTCCATACCAGTAAACTAATAATGTATCTAAGTAAGGGAATCCTCTCTGGGCGGATTCTTGTGCGATTAGCATCTTTCTCCTGGTAGTACGAACTTTCCGTAACGAATCAATATGAGGGTTCGCATCTACATACGCATTCTTTTGTGCCATATTAGGCAAGGCGTTATATTGATCCCATTGCTGCTGAAGTGCAGCAGAGGGATTACTCGTTAACTTGCTAACATCCTTCCCTATGTTCCAGTAAGTAGATAGATACCTGCGGGCGTTATCATACTTTGTCTCTGTCTCAGACATACTAGCCTGTAGTTCCCGGATGAAGTCAGCGTATACATTGTTTCCTTTAGCCTCAGAGGAAATTCGCATTTTATCCAGGAACTCATCTCTAATCTGATAGAACTTTACCCAGTCAGCAGATTCAGGGTGATCTCCTTCAGGCTCAATCGCGTAGTAACGTGCGATTAAGAGTTGCGTTCCTTGCCTTGTATCCTTTATCTGTCCCGCTGCTGTGTATAAAGACTCGTAATAAGCATCCCTGGCATCATCATCCATAGCGTGAACAGAACGATCATATACTTCGGCAAGAGCCATCTTCATTCCCATTCGCTTATAAATTTTCTTCTTACGTTCTTCTATCCACTTAGTAGGATCAATACCAGTAGTATTATCTTTCCTCCACTTATCAAGTTCCCCATCGAGTCTTTGCTGCTCAAACCTTAACTTGTCATTAACCTGCCTTGAAATGATAGCCGCGTCACGAATCTCCTTGGTAGAAATCTCAGGGAACGCTTCTTCCGTTTCCCTTCGTGCCATCTGCGCCAGTCCACCTCCACGCGCGGTAAAGTCAGAATCCTTATCAGCAGCCCCTGGAGAATAAGCGTTCATAAGTTTCGTAATGAACGGGAGTTTCAGGCGTGGTCTGCGAATCTCTTTCTGGAACTGTTCATAGTCTTTCGCATCAAGGTTAGTTACAAACTCTGTCCTGCTCGTCCGGTCCATCTCCCGGTACTCTGCTACTCGTTCCTCCATAGGTCTTGCTTCTTCTTCACGGAAACTATCCAGCATACGAACAAGATAATCAGCCATAGTTAAGGCTTCCTGTCCTACCCCACCTGTAGCACTCGTGAAGAAATGCTCTGCTCTCTTTGGGCTACTTATTCGATTCTTGATCCAGTCGGGTAGATCCGTATCATATACAGCCTGGGCAGCCCTGATTGAAGCCTCGGAGCTACGAGTATCATATTGCTCTGGAGGAAGTTCATCTCTCAATCCAAGCCCAACAACAGGCTGATCACGGAACACATCCTGACCAGTTCTAACTTCATACAGATATCTTGCTAATTCCGGCACCGGGATACCCTCACCCAGAGGAGACTGCTCCTTGTATAAGTTATAAGCAAAAGTTTTCAAGTCAACTGGCACCTCGTTGTGCAAGTGATCAACCATAAAAGTCACAGGCTGAAACACCATGTTCCAATCACGCAACCTGTGAGGAATAACAAGGTATCTAAGTTTTGGTCTTTTAGTCGTTACGTCAAAGATGTACTCACCGTCCTCGTTCTTTGGAGGAGGCAGCATAATAATTATAGAATTGTTTCTGACATATTCAGGAACATCATAATATAGAGGAATTCCGTCATATTCCCATTGTTTATTCCATGACATCTGTATGAAAGCATAAACACTTGTCGCAGCACCCACGCGCAACGCAACCGACTTCGGTCCACCCAGATCCGTCCTAAAAGCCCCGGCAGTTCCTGTTTCAAATGCCTTTCCCGGTGAGCCGACACCAGCCCTAAACATGCCCTTCCCAGGTTCAAGGAACTGATACTTGGGAACGCTCTCGTGAGAAACCCGAAGACCCTTAAAAGGTCCTTCTTCAATAAGATTAGTTGTTTCGTTAACTTTATATTGCCTCATTTTTACTTTAGGCAACAGATTGATTCCCATTGCGCGGAACGGGTATTTCATGCCTTCCATAGTAGCATTCAGAAACAGAATATAACTATTCAGTTCCCTGATCATATCGCCACCACGCCCGAAGTCCAGAGTAGATTGCACTCCAGCTATCGAAGCTGCTTTTGCTTCAGCCGAGTCAATTAATCCTACTCCTGTCTTGTTCCAGTTGGTATGTAGCTCATACTCCCAGTCACGCTGATCGAGTTTCATCAGGCGTTTCCACTCTGCTTTGCCTTCTTTATCTCCGAGCCTGTTTCTTAACCCCCTCCTAAAAGATTTACGTGCAATCACGTAACGAACTGACTGCTCTGCAAGTGTACCCGCCGCAGGAACAGTCTTCCATACCTTTATCCCCGCCAGATACTTGCTATCTTTCCATGTCTGATTATCGATACCCATCATTTCCTTTGCTGAATCTTTTATCATTTTTTCTATTTCCGCTTGCCGTCCGGGTCCTTCTAGTGCCTTTACTATTTTGGCATCGTGCCGAGAGTCTGTAACGGCTTTAGAAAGTTTTCGATACTGATCTGGAGTAGGATCAAATACCCTGGCTAGCATTCCACCACTACCCGTGAATATCTGCTCGAATCGATCCTCTGTCTTGAAAGCTATGTTTGCCGCGCTCTTTGCGAGCCTTTGCAAACTCTCATGAGGAACTTTTAATCCGGCAACCATTGTGCCAGTAAACATATCGATGAATTGGTTCTTAACAATAAAGACAGGGCTAAACGTAGTTAACGCTCCTCTGAAGAATCCGTTTGACATTGCTAATGTATTCTTTAGAAATCCCCTTGAACCTACTCCCCGAACAGCTAAAGCACCACGCCCGTATATCGTATTCCAAAGAGTCGGACTAACCGCACCACCCGCTTCATTTGCCGCGAAAACCATTCGTTCACCCTCGCGGAAGAACGTAATCACTCCTGATTTCATATCCTCATTGTATCCAGGAAGATCCACCTCATCGAATTTATATTTAGGCTCCGGTCTTTTCGCGCCCGTCGCAATAACATACTGGTTCTTGTTCCCTACGGGCTTACTGAGAATCCCCTCGTCAACCAACTTGTCCACAATAACTCTAATCTCTTTATCACCTGCTTTAATGTCATCAATCAGTAATTGTCCCTTAATACGTCCGAGTCCAACCGTAGTTTCCCCTGGGTCTATCCGTAGCACTTTTGACACAGTGTCATAAACATGACTATCGTCAACAATCGTTTTAGTAAACTTACTGCTTACATTAACTAAACCGTGTTCCTCAAACAAACCCATCTCAAAGAGATCGTTCAGCAAATCATTCTCAGCAGCACGCATCTCGTCTGCCATCAAATGTTTCAGCATGATCTCTCCAGTTATTGGCTTTGCTGTATAACCGATATCCTCAACCCCCTCTATTGGGATAGCAGCAAACTCATCCCATGCTCCCTTGGATAACGCGGGACCTCCACGCGCACCAGGACGGAGTAATCCGCTTCTGGTTGACGCTGCTTCTATGTAAGACATCGGCATATACCACGGCTCTCTTATCAACCTGCCTCTGGGTGTCGGTTCTAGTTTTTCCATAATCTTATTGTAACGAATAACAAGAGCATCAATCCGTTCACGAGCAGCAGCACGGGCAGCATCATCTGTCGCTCCCGCTCGTTCAAACAAGGTATTGGCTCGTTTGATTGCGTCAGGTCTTGCATTTGTAGCAGGAGCTTTCTGCAATATTCTGCGTTCTGCGTTAGTCGCTGCCTGATAGTTGTCCCATAGCTGCTTTATCTGATCAGTCTCATTGGCAGCCATTTCCGCTATCTCCTCATCTACCATGTCATATTGCTCGAAGAATTCCCTGGAAATAACTTTGCTCTCAAACTGCCTGCGTCTTGACATTCTCATCATGTCCCGTGTGTCCCTTGCCACATCCTCAAGCCAGTCCAACTGATCCTGTGTATACTTCTTAAATAAATCAGATCCTTCGCTCACATCAGTCCATCTCTTAATCATCTCTTTATCGACCAGGACTCCCTGCTCATTTATAAGTTTCCCAGCCTCATCAAATTCATAGTCTAAGAATCTCAGAGGTCCGCGTCCCGGAACCAACGGATCTACTTGTTTCCATGCGTCATTTTCGTCATATAGATAACCTGCGCGTTTCGCAAACACGTAACGATCAATATCGAGCCTCTTAATACCACCCTGGGACACCGCGGGGTCCAGACTGTTTTTTAGGTAATTAGCAAAGAATATCGGTGCCTTCATCTTCGCTCCCGCAGCAAGACGCCCCTTGGTCACAACGTCAAACTTGCCACCTGGCTCAAAGATTTTACCCTTAACTATCACATTAGAACGCCAGAAGTTCTCCTGAAGATTAGTCAACAAGAATTGCCCGTTGTGAAACTTGTTCATGAATACGATATAACTGTCTGCCGCTCTACCTGTATTCATTCTCTGCACAAAAGGAACCTTGCCACTAAGTTCCGTAGTTAACCTGGCAAAGCTATCCAGCATTTGAGTAGTTGTTTGTTTTGCCATAGCTATAGGATTCAACCATTTACTAGACTCTAATCCATCAGTCACTACAGAGCTTGCAGGATCACTCGATGCTTTAGGTCCTATAGTTTCAGGAAGTATTTTGTTATCAGGAGGAGCTACCCGCCTACCGGCAGGAGGAGGAACAGCAGGAGCATCAGTCGCAAGATCAGCAGCCGCCTCTTCAACTCGCCGCAGGTCTATATCTGCTTCGTCAAGCCTACCTAACACTTTAGCACCCGCTGACACATTAGCCTTTGGATTTTCCCTTAGTTGATTATCCGCAGTCAGGGCAAACCTGTCAGTTATGCCCGTGGTAGTTGTTTTCGCGTAAGCCATGTTAGCATTCTTCAATACCTCTTCAGGAGGAATCCCTTCTTTAATTGCCGCTGTACCCTCAGAACGTAAATAATTGGTATGCTGACGAAGTAAGCCCCAGTCAGCAGTCTTCCTTCCTAAAGGTGCGGCAATAGCACCCACTCCTCTACCCAAACCTCTGGCTGGTACTGAAATAGCTTTCATTGCTGCACGTTCAGCAATATCTAAAGGTTTCAGTGCTGCTTCACCTACCTTTAAGGCACCTCTTGCCGCTGCTGCAACTCCAGGAGCCTGTCTTGTAAGTGTGCCTGTAGGTTGGAACCGACCCGCTCCTTCAACCCCTTTTGCTATCCTTGCTCCAGCAGGTCCAAGCATCTTCCCTGCCCGTGTTGCTGCCAAAGCTCCTCTTGCTACTCCCGCAGGTGGAAATAAAAAGTAAGGGAATTCTTCTAAAGTTCCACGCATAAATGGAGGTAACTTATAAAGTTCCTCTCCAACCTGCCTGACCTCTGTCTTTGAAAGAGGACGACCTAACTCCTGATACTTCTGGTATAGAGCTTTTTCTATATTCGCGTAACGCCTTGTTCCGGGTGCAGCATATATAGGATCTCGCCTGCTTGTTTCATACGGAGCATACGGTCCGGGCAAAGTAGCAATATTGTGCCTAATCGCACTTGGTAGAAACTTCCCTTCGGGTGTTACCCACGCATCTGGCTTCCATGCGAAGTTAAATGCACCGGGTCCCGGCTCCCACCTAACAGGTAATGACTGGGTTAACCCTTCAACTATAGGAGCGAGGGCTTCCTGTTTCAGGAACTCGAAAGGAGCAGCAAGTTTTTCAATCCCTGCGGTAGCTCCCCGCACAGCAGGACCCAAGAAGCTAGCCCAGACGCTAGGGTCTTGCACGACTTGTTGAGCCGCCTGTTCAGCAGCTATCCGTGCTGCTTCGCTAGGGAATCGTGGCGTAGTCATTAGAAGTAAATGTGCCTCGTACTAGGCGCATACCTACTGGTAGTAACGCCTCTTTGATACGGAGATAACTGTGCATACCTTTGTGTAAATGGAACAGTGCTTAAGAAATCTCCAAAGGTAGACCACTGTGAAGGATCTTTCCTCTGAGATATTTCCTGCGCCCGCTTACCAAGATACTGATTGTATATATTGCTATATCTTCCAGACCAGTAATCCTGTGCGCGTTGCTGCATTGGAGCGGTTCCTCCGAACCCCTGTCTGCCCACGGCACCCATGTATGCTGTTTGCGGTTCTTCCTCTAATAAAGTCGAATAGAAATCATCAAAGGTATTTCTTCTGTTATTTTGCATAGTCATAATTAATCACCTTATCAAATCTAGTTGAGGGTTGTAAGGAATCGTATCGACTCCTGAAGCGAAATTGTATCGATCCCAGTCACCTTGTTGCAGACTTCCGCTAGCCAAAGCGTTTGATAAAGCATCAGACTGTTGTTGCCTTGCTCCAGCAGCGAGTCCTGTGTAATCAGTTTGGTAAGGCGACTGGATCTGAGGTGCTAACTGCGTTCCGATTCCCTGCTGATACCGGGTTGGAGTATAAGGAGTGTATGAAGGTCGCTGGTAAGCCGAACTTATCCAGTCTGCAAACCTGCTTGCACCTTGAGGTCCATATAATTCGCTCATCCTGTTATACATGCTTGTAAGCCCTGGCTGAACATACCCAGTCATTCCTGGTCTAACTCCTAATGCCGCTTGTGTCATTCCTAAGATCGATTGTTGTAATTGCCCAGCGTCCATTCCTCCTAAATACATTTCATATCTTGGGTCAATATCAGTCAAGTCAGCACCAATTGAGCCTGCCCCAACTCCTGCGCTTGCCCTCAAGTAATCACCTAGCCCTGCGTAAGTTCCCCTGATATCTCCCAGAGGTCTTCTCTGACCAGTTCCTAAGTATTGCCTGAACAATGATCCTCTGCCAAGTGGCTCGTATCCACCTGCGGTTAATCCACCTGCCATCGCCTCATCGAGAGTAGGAGCCGCTATAGTTCCTGCTCCGGGAGTAACTGGTACTCCTGCCATACCGAGTGCGCCTGTAACTCCTGCTGCACCGGGAGTAACTCCTGCTACAGCACCAGGGATTCCTGTTGCTATCTGATTTAATAAGAATCTTCCGTAAGCAGGATCGAACCCCCAACCAAGTGCTTGACCTGCTTGCTTTAATCCTGCAAGAGATAATCCAGGAAACTGCTCCATTCGGAACCTGCGGAAAGACTGTTCTGGACCCAACGCCTCTTCCCATAATGGTAGAGGTCTGGCTGCCGGTGTTACCTGATACGCACCTGGAACTGAAGCTGCGCCTGTTACCGTTGGCATCATGCCTGTAGATGCATCTCTGCCGGAACCAAGTAATTGCGGTCCTCCCGTCATGCCTGGAGGCATTGGTGGTCCACCGGCTTCAGGAGAAGCTACCGTTCCCGCTCCATCTGTAACGGCAACCGAATCACTTATTAATTGCGGGTACCGATCCATGAATGCTGTTCTGCTTTGATCGTATAGTGCATCTATCTCTGGAGTAACCGTGCCTCCAGCATTCGTCCACGCATCAAGTATCAACTCTTTATTAGGCATAAACCCATAAGGCGGATTATATACTCCCTGGAACTGTTCCTCTAAGAACTGAGCAAACGTCTGTGGCTGCCCAGTGGCTTGTTGTTGTCCACCAGCTTCAGTAGTCGTATCATCAGCAGTCGTGACTTTTTTGTCATCCGGAGGTCCCGTAGGTCTACCTGCTGCTTGCCAGTTCAGGAAGCTAAGTCCTCCACCCGCAGCCTTATAACTATTCCATAATACTCGATCAGCAGCATCGGGATCTACGACATCGGCTGCTCCTGCTTCGCCACCTGCGCCACCTGCGCCACCTGCCTCCTCGATAACCTCCGCAACTTCAACTCCACCAATTCCCGGCTCAGTGCCTAGTCCTCGTGCGGCATACAATGTTGAGTAACTAGGGTCAACAACTGATGGCTGTGCAGCCTGTGCGTCTACGCCAGCAACTGCGGGACCCCCTGCCATGAGTCCACTTCTGGAATAATCATGTAAGTTTTCCAAAGCCCAACCAGGAATCGTACCTGGATCAACAGCACCAGGAACAGCCATTCCCAGTTGACCCTCTGTAAATCCTTGTGGAGCAACTGCGCCCGTTCCAAATTCCATAAAGCCGGGTCCTGTCCCGATTCTAGTAGGTCGGACAACCGGTGGTTGTGTTACCGGTGGTGCGCCTCCGCCTCCAAATTGCTCAAATGTAGGAACGCCGTCCGTCATCGCGTAGAAATCTTCACCCATGGGTCCATAAGAAGGAATGCCTTCTTTTGGCGCAAATAGTTCATCTAATCCGGGTAATCCATAAAACCGTGTCTTGGCGTTAGCAACATCTAACTTGAGAAGATCGCTCTTTCGAGTTATACCCGACATCCCAGTCACCTGGTTGCGAACCGCCACTTGCTCTCCCCCTGGACCTCCGACTCCCGGTGGTCCACCCATTCCCCATAAAGTCGGGTCCTGCAAAGTCCTTTTCTGAACATCAGCAACTGACTCGCCCGTGGGAACCCAGTTATTATCAAGATTCGTTATCCCACTAGCGGTATTAACCATGGGTGGCTCATCAGTTCCAAATTGTGCCTGATAAGGAACAGGCGGAGGAACTTTCGCTTGGGCAAGTATAGCCGCAGCCTGGGATTCCAGCATGTTCGCCGGCAAAACAGTTTCTCCCGGAATCATAGGACCTCCGACTCCCGGTGGTCCACCTCCCGCTCCCAACGGAATAAACTGCGTAAACCCTGGCTGATCCCTTTGGCTAAAAGCTCTAGGTACTGTCATGCCTGATTCTGGCATTGCCCCAAGATCACCAAGGTTAAGGAAATCTTCCGGACTAATAGTCTCCCTACCAATGTATCCTCTTTCGTGTCCTATCCACGGTCTGAGCGGATCTATATGTGGCATAATTAACCTCCTGTAGACGGTATCATTCCGATACTCGCCAATCTATTTTCTGTACTTTGTGCGCCTGGTCTTGGAGTTCCTGGTGGAACTGAAGGACCCGGAACCTGATTTGGCATAGGCGGTGGAACGCCTAATGCTGCGTTTGGCATTACTTGTGGTGGTAATCCCGGAGGACCACCCATTCCTGGCGGTGGACCCATAGGACCACCCATCATTTCGGGAGGCATTCCCGGAGGCATACCACCCTGACCCGGAGGCATACCACCCTGCCCCGGAGGAGGTCCTCCCATCATCTGCTGTTGCTCCATAGCCTTCATCATGTAAATACGGGAGAGTTCTCCCTGATAGAAGTTAGCCATGTCTTGCCGTCCCTGCCTGATTGCAGCTTGCAACAGTTCCCAAATCTGTGCTTCGGGTAATGCTTTCTCTGCAATCTGCATCTTAATAGAATCTTCCATTGCATCGGCAGACTGTAATCCTAAGATGTTATCTCTAATATACATATCGGGAAGCAGGGGAGTAGGACCTTCTCTTGCGATCTGTGCCATACTCATCTTGCTCATGTCATCTTGTGGCAACTGTCCTATTAAGACAACTTCCACATCACCCGAATCCTTAATCATATCCGGCGTAATTTCTTCCTGGAAATACATACGGTTCTGATCTTGCCCTGATAGTTCCATAGCCTTAAATGCGCCTGTAATATACTGGTCACACAGCAAATGGAAGATACTTCGGTAAGCTCGTTCCATTGCATGCAGCCTTGGAATAAGCATACTCTCGACTCCCTGCCTGAGAGTATTAATAGCAAAACCAGATAATTGAAATTCTAATTGTCCGTAGATCGAATGAGGCAATCCGCCTCGCTGCATCTCACCGCTGACTAGTCCCATGAATGCGCCTGACTCTCGTGCCATTTCCAGCAAGCCAAGCGGCTCAACGTCTTCTCCCTGACCGAGTGCAATCTCGGAACCTTCCTTGTATGGATCTTCCTCAAGAGTTTTAGTTCCGTCTCGTGACTTAACCTTCAGTCCTTGTTTACGGGAGCGAGCGGTAAGCTCAAGCATTACCGACATCATAAGGTTATGTTTCTCATACAAGTCTCTTGAAGATTTAAAGCAAGATTCACCGTAGTCTTCTATGGTATCTAAGTTCCCTGTATCAGTAATTGCCTGGATCAGAGGGTTTGCACCAACTGGTCCTAAGAATACAGGAACCTTTTCCGAGCCGTGCTTAGTTGCACGTTTTAAAACTTCCTCACCGGTACAAACTATATTGTCTTCTTTGTCATAGAAGTCATAAACTTCTACCGCATCTTCTGTCCCTGAGTCTTCACCTTCGCCTTTTAAGTCAACTCCCCACATAGCTTTAATCTCTGCCGGAGTCTTCATGGTTTTATAGCAAGCCCACCCAAGCCCGTGCTTACCTTCTCCCCAGTAAGTATGTAGTGGGTCCCAAGGCTGAATATCTACGTAAGTCTCACCGTCTTCATCTTTAACTAACAACGCACGACCTGCGTACCATCCACGTAAACAGGTAAACCACGCAAGCTGCTGCCTGACTATAGGTTGAAACCTTGAAGTAAGCCTGTCGTCTGCTGCCTTTAAGACTCCAATAAGGAATCTTTCTTTTGCGTCATTGTTTTCCCGCTCTTCTCTTTGCGAGTTATTATACGGAACCCTGATCACCATCTCTGCGGTGGTCATCCATGTAATAAGTTTATCTGCATAGACTTGTGGTTCATTAGATGTATAACTCTGGAACCCTTCACCTGCATCGTATTCTTCCAGTCGATAGATCTTATGATCGTCGTCCATACGGGTGCGTAGCGGTTCCGTGAGATCGTAGTGGTTATCAACAAGACTAATTATTTCTTCTGGTGTATAGTTTGCCATTACCAACGCCTTACTTTAATTGTGCTACCTTCAGTAACGTAGCCGTAACCGTAACGATTTATAAGCCCATAGATCACAGCTTTAACGCCATGATTATACTGATCTTGCGGAGTTTCGCCAACTATATTCCCATCTCGATCGTGTTTCCACCTGTATGCCCGTGTCTGTCCATCGAAGGGATTTGGCTGCACACCGAACTCAGAAAGGATACCTTTACACTTTGGATTAAATACGATGCGTGGTTCTCTCTGATCTACGGGATCAGTCTTTAAGAAAGCCTTTAATCTTTCAGTTCCTTCGTTAATTCTTATTTTCTGTGAATCAAAATAGATTCCAGTTCGATCCATCCAGACTTCTGCGGGAGCAGCCATAGCCTGATGCTGATATCCTGCGATATCAATCACACCAAACTGTGCATCGCGCCACCAAGGGCGGGACTGTGCCACATCAATAATATCATCTGTAATAAGATCACGTTCATAAATTTCATCTATAACTCTTATTTGATCATTTATTATCTGAATCACTTCACAGGCGTATGCTTCTGAGTAACCAGGATCAATCCAAATATGTACTGGTTCATCGGGTACATACTCCACATCCTGCACATGAATATCAGCACGAATCTCTGTGAATACCAGTCCGCTCGGTGGTGATGGGATTCCCTCGATCCTCTCCATAAAGAAGTCATCGGAACTTGCTCGCTCTAACGCTAAAATTTCGGGATCATCTCTACCACCTGGATAAAGATACTGATTAGAATAGCTAGGTAAAGAGAACGATTGTTCGTCTTTTGAAGATGAGTATTCCCACGCCTGAAACATTTGAGGGTACCAGCCAAGTGAACCTTCAAAAGTACCAGATAAAAACATCCATCCGCGCTTCGGAGCGCACCTACCGCGTAATCTATGAAAGGTTTCAAGGTCTAGCTGTGACGCCTCGCACCCTATAATACCGTCTGGCGCACGCATTGCTAATGTTCTTGGATCTTTAGCCGACTTAGTTTCTATCCTGGTCCCGTCAGCGAGAACGATTCTCCCCGGATCAACTCGTTTAGTAGCTGTATCAAGTAATCCAAGCGTAGCGAAGTCCTGCACCAGGTATTCAAATTCAGCTTTTGTTCTTTCATAATCCGCAGCTACCAGCCAGTAGAGACCCGGATCATCGTTATCAAGGAACCTACTGAGTAAATACTTAGAGGCTACCATACTCTTACCGGCTTGTTCACCGCCCGCAACGAGTATAAACCGTTTACGAGAAGCGAGTATAGGTTTCTGTAATGGAGTAGGAGAGAATCCTACCGTTTCATAGATATGATCGGTTATTTCATCTATTACCGGAGGCATGTGAGTAGTCACTTATCAATCATTTTTCTTGCCCCTTAGTATATCTTCTACTTGTTCTTGCGGTGTTCTGGGCGATTCTTCTTTTTCTTCGGTGCGCCTTACAACCTTGAACTTATCTCGTAATACTTTAAGTGTATCCTTAGCGGTTTCGTCAACTCCGCTCTCTTTAGGTCTGTATTTCTCTGCCCAGTGTGCATTAAGTAACGTAATCAGTAATACGGGATTATCTTTAGGACCCTGATCCTTAACACGATTGACTGCCAGGTCTTGTAACATTTCCCTGAAATCATGCTTTGCATCCTCGAATTTCTTAGCAAACCCCTGTATATCATCTCTAGCCCACTGATGTGGAGTAGATCTTGAAAACCCAGTTACTTCACACGCAGCCCGTATACTACCTAGTTCCGCATAATGTGACAGGAATATATTCTGTCTCAGTATAACGTCTTCTGGTTCTGTGCCTTTTGCCCGTGAATTGCTTGCGGGCATTTAATATTTCTTCCTGGTCATTACCAGTTTCTTGCCCGTTTTCTTGGCTGCTTTCTTAGCCCCGCTAACCGTCTTATACCTTTTCTTCCCAACTTTGGGCATAACACCTACCTCCAAATCATTACTAAGCCAGTAGAGTGGCTCTCCGTTTAACACCACAAGATACCATAAATGCCTTCCCATGCAAACAAACTTATAGAAATGTTCTTCTCTTTTACGCATCGCATACTCCCAAGATCGCTTGCCAAGTGTCCTGTCATTACATCCGTTAATAGGGCAGTCCATGAAATAGAAAACACGATCCAGCTTCTTCCTGGTCTGATACAGCAGAGTTATTACGGCTCCGCTTACGCCCCTGTGTTTCGGGTTCGCTCCACGGTAGGGCAAATAGAATCTATCAGCGTAAGGAACGTGACCTGTAAGTTTCTTCAAGGGAGGGATCACATATTCAGTCCACCCACATGTAATACAACTAAAGCCATCTAAATCTTTTTTTGCGAGTTTTTTACATCTCGGACAAATTTTCGATAACATTTGCATCGCCCTATGGTAGCATGACGGCGCAAGGAGAGGTAATCAGATTACGGACCTGTCTCCGTTTCGACCACCTCCAGAAACGTCTGATCTGCACTAAACTGGAT